GGTAAAGAGAGCGCTTGGCAGGATAAAGACAATCCGAGAAGCAGTGCATCGGGTGTCGGGCAGTTACTCAAAGGCACTTACAAAAATCTTGGGATGAGGAAGGGCGAGTCGCGAGTGTCACAGACAGTTGCAGCGCTATCCTATATCGGCAGAAAGTACGGATCAGGTGGGCCGTGCGCTGCGTGGAATCATCACAAGAAACATAATTGGTATTAAAAACTCAAGGGGGAACGGATATGAGTATTGAATTAGAACCTGGTCTCATCGAGCTAGATGACACCGCACAGGCTTGGCTTTTGGCGTACAAAGATGCAACCGCCAAGATTGCCGAACTTGAAGAGAAGCGTGCGGTAGCACGCGAGCATCTTGAAGTGGCATTGGGGGAAGCCGAGACTGCGTGCGTTAAAGGTCATCCTGTAGTTCGCTTTACTAAAGTTGAATCAAGGCGTTTTGACACCAAGCGTGCCAAAGAACTTTTGCCACCGCAGGTACTTGACACGCTTGAAATCATCTCTTATTCACGCCGATTCACACTCGTAAGGGATGAGGAATGACCTTTACTCCACTCAAACCTGAATTGGTGTTACTTGCAGACGAACTCAAAAGAGAACTCTGCCAAGTAATCACCGATGCAGGGATTTACTCACCGCGCTCAAAGCAGGTATCTATCGGCCCATCCGAGTTAGGTGAGGAATGTACGCGGAAACTTGCCTACAAACTTCTTGATTGGCCTAAGGTAAATCAATCTGCAAGCGGATCGTGGGCAGCCCAAGTTGGCACTGCTATCCACTCGCACCTAGAAGGCATCTTCACAAATGACCTTATGTATGCAACTGAACAGCGCGTGCAGATTCGAGGCAACCTCAAAGGCACGATTGACCTCTTTCATTTAGAGCGCAAGATGGTGCTTGATTGGAAGACCAAATCTCCAACAGGTGTCAAAGATAAGCGCTCTCAAGGAGCAAGCAAAAAAGAGATTATTCAGGTGATGACTTATGCCTACGGCAAGGTCAAAGAAGGCGTTGAGGTCGAGTATGTCGGACTCGTTTTCTTGCCCACAGGTGGTCAAATCACCGATATGTATATCGAGCTTCATAAATATGATGAGCAGATTGTTCTTGATGCCCTAGAGCGCATTGACAATGTTTATACCCTGCTCTCAACCATTGATGTTGAAAGTAATCCTGCGATGTGGAAACACATTCCAGCAGTTCCTTCACGCCTTTGTATGTATTGCCCCTACTATCAGCCTTTCAGTAAGGATTTAAGCAAGGCGTGTGCAGGAGATAGCGATGTGTGAGCGTGATGGGTGCGATTGCACGATGAAGATTCACGCAAGTGTCAATGACATAAAAAGAATTGAGATGGAATCAAATCCACCCCAATACCCAACCCAACCAACTAAAGAATAGGGGGAAGCCAAATGGCTTTCACAGCACCCGCATCAAACACCGAAGGAGTAAAGGTTGCAGACCTTAACGGACACCTTCTTATCGTCACCCCAACCGAATACAAAACAGGAATCAACACAGTTAATGGAGTCGCAGAGGCGATTGAAGTTTCAGTTGTTGATCTTGACACAAACGAAGAGCATCACTCGCTCTTGTGGTTCAACGTTGCACTCCGTAGCGCACTCAAGCCACTTATCGGTAACAAAGTCTTGGGTCGAATCGGCCAAGGAGTAGCAAAGCCAGGTAAGAACGCACCTTGGATTCTTCTTGATGCAACAGGCGATGCAACCGCAGTTGCCAAGGCAAACGCTTTCATTGCAGGTGGCATCAAAGCGCCTGTAGCAGTTGCCACCGCACCCGCACCAACACCAACCGCAGACATCAACGATCCTGCGGTGCAAGCACTCTTGGCTCAGCTTGGGGCTAAACCGCTTGCATAAAGTGGTTTAAGAGCAGAGCAAAGTGCGTTAGGGCTTGTCCTTTCTACCTAACGCAAGGAGTGGCAGGTTGCCGATGATGGGGGTCATCAAGTGGTTCGATTCCACTTACTCCACGCAAGACAAAACCGATTAGGGGGATGTATGCCAAGTTATGAATTTACCTGCGAGTGCGGTAAAGAATTTGAGCGAACATTTAAGATGGATGAGAAGCATCTCGCCTTGTGCGAATGTGGAAAGTTAGCCAAAAAGAAGTTCACAGTAGTTGCCGCGCACTTCAAAGGAACGGGTTGGGGGAAAGATTGAGAACCGCAGTATCTCTATTTGCAGGTGTCGGTGGCTTTGATTTAGCACTTGAACGCGCAGGTGTGAAGGTTGTTGCCAGCGTTGAAATTGATAAAAAAGCTCAGGATGTGTTACGCCGACACTTCCCGAACTCAACCATTTATGGCGATGTCACGGGGGTAACAGGTGAACAACTCATTGCAGCAGGATTTGAACCTAGAGGTGGAATTATCACAGGTGGATTTCCTTGCCAAGACCTTAGCGTTGCCGGTAAGCGAGCAGGATTGGCTGGAAAACGCAGTGGTTTATTCTGGGAAATCTGCCGAATCCTTGACGAAACAGGATCGGAAACGATTATCCTTGAAAACGTGCCTGGTCTTCTTTCCTCAAATAACGGAAGAGATATGGCCGTTGTCATTGAAGCGTTGGTACAGCGCGGGTATCGCGTGGGATGGCGGGTGCTTGATGCTCAATACTTCGGAGTTCCCCAACGAAGGCGTAGAGTGTTCATTGTCGGATGTCTTAGAGACTCAGGGCGAACACCTGAAGAAATACTCAATATCAGCCAAAGCCGCGCAGGGTATCTTGAGGCGAGCCAATCGAAGGGGAAAGACACTGCCCGAAAGATTGCAGACAGCGCTTCAGACAGTAGCCGAGCAGGAAACTTTGAACTCTACGACTTTCCAAGCGAATCAGTAGCACCAACTCTTAACGCTTTGCGTGCAAGAGACACAATGACTTATCGGATGCAATCTTTTGGACAATATGAAGAAGATGAGACTGCTTCAGCTTTGAAAGCACGCGATTACAAGGATGCAACCGATCTTGTGGTGGACTAAATCGCGCAGGGCGCAAAATACCGAAGATTTTGAAACTTGGCTGCAGGGGGGGGTAACACCGACATTGAACGCATTTGATAACGCAAACGAAAACAGAGCAACAGTTCTCATTATTGACGGCACAAGAGTTGGTGATGTCCGAGTGTATGAGGATCAGGTTATGCAAACAGTTATTCAACGATGGGGAACGGGCGGGGGAAATGTACCGATGATTTTTGAAAACGAACCAACAGCATATTCAATTCGAGAAGATGCAAAGGCAAACAACTTCAGTGCAACAGAGACTGATACAGCTCTTGCATTGCAAGCAAATCAGCCAAGTGTGCAGTCACACCACGCACAAATCTTTATTGCACAAGAGGAACCTGTAGTAATGCGTGACCGAGAAGGTGCCGCAGGGGGGGGCAAAGGGCCTTTGGTGTCGAACAAAGCCTTCACACTCGCGACTTCGAACTTTCACACCATTTTCCCTAACTCAGCTACTGTACGCAGACTCACACCGACTGAATGTGAGCGATTGCAGGGGTTTCCCGATGGTTGGACTGCCGAGCAAGCCGATTCCAATCGCTATAAGCAGATGGGCAACGCGGTTGCGGTGCCAGTAGTTCAATGGATTATCAACAATGTGGTGGGGGAGCAATGAGTAACGAAATGCTAACAACAGCACTGCGATTTGCCAATGCAGGGATTGTGGCAGTGCCTGTGGCAATGGATGGGTCAAAGCGCCCAGCACTTCAGTTTTGGAAGCATTATCAGAGGAACAAACCCAACGCAGACGAACTTATGACTTGGTTTGGATCAATGCAGCAAGGAGTCGGTGTCATCACTGGCAGAGTCTCTGAGAACTTAGAGATGCTCGAACTTGAAGGGCGAGCAGTAGCCGAGAAGATGCACCTTGAGATTGCAGAAATCTGCCAAGGATCAGGTTTGGGCGATTTATGGGAAAAGCTCAATTCTTCTTATGTTGAAGCAACACCTTCAGGTGGCTTGCATTGGCTCTACAAAATTGAAGGGGATGTGCCAGGAAATACCAAACTTGCCCGCAGACCTGGCGAAAATGGTGGGGTAGATGTCTTAGCCGAGACAAGGGGTGAGGGTGGATTCTGCATCACCGCACCTTCAGGCGGCTTCGTTCACCCTTCAGGCGGCTCTTGGACAATGCTTCGCGGTTCGATTGAGACGATTACCACGCTCTCACTCGCAGAGCGCGATGCCTTGCACACAGTATTTAGAA